GTAGACGCTAAGCCTAAAAAAACGGCATCTTTCTTTTTGATGTTGCACCTTCTACACGCAGCCACAAGATTATCAAGCGTATCTTCACCGCCCTTGGACTTGGGATATACGTGATCAACTTCAGTACCAATGTCCCCACAATATGTACAAGTCCAGCCATCACGATTCAGCACCTTTAACCTTATCTTCTTCCAATGGGAAGTAGCTCTGTATGGCTTTAATGCCATTGTATCCACGCTACCAAGTAACCAACGATTAGTGCTAAATATGGCATCAAATCTAGCGCCATTTGTCTAACCTGTCATAGCAATCAATGCACATACTTGATAGATCACCTTTATGCACTACTAACTCTGTTTCATCTGTATCTTGCTTACATTCTACACATTGACCTAATGCCATGAGTGCTCCTTCCAATGCTGATATGCCTTGCATGCATAGTCATGCTTATGATACCTGTGCTTTAAGTATTTTAGATGCACATCTATTTGCTTATACGGATTTAGTGTGCCATACCATTTAGATCGCATTTGACCTAATCCGTAATGACTACCATTTCTTGCTTTATAGTTCCATCTGCTTTCTTCAAATATAAGCCAGTTATAGCATTCAAACTGCTTCCATTCCATTTTGTTGTAGGCATATAACTTAATATTCATAACGTGGTAGCTGCGCTTTTCAGCAGCGTTTGTTTGTATTGTTTGCAGCGGCAGTAGTGCAATCGCTAGGCCAGCAATAAACATAGCTCTGGCGAATGCTGGCTTGCCGTGCAAGCTGCCTTTCAGGCTTGCTGGCATGCCTAGCATACCGATGATGTCAAATATAGTCTTTATTTGTGCGTAATTTCGGGCGTGTTGCATTCTTCGCAGTAATCTCTTTTTCCATATATCCATAGTCCACATCCTTTGCAACGATGTATTAGATAAGGTTCAGTAGCCACTTGCCTGCAATAAATATACTAAGTCAGCCAGGGTGAGCACAGCAACGTATTGCTCAACGGATTTCTCACCCTGACCATTTAGACGTAAAACACCTACGCCCATCCCTTTGTTTGCCTTGCGATCATGAAGTTGGCGCATTAGCCCAGATAAGTCCAGCTTAGTCCGAGCTTTGATTTCAATGTCTAGGCCATCTATTCCGGTGATGTCTGAGCCATCCCTGCCTGCACCAACAGGTAACGCATGCTGCCATCCTTGCGCTTGCAAGTATTCTGCTACAATGCGCTGAGTTGCATAGCCTCTATGCTTGCGACTTTGATTACTCACTTAGTTAGTCCTTACTTGGCATGTGTGGCATTTGCAAGGTTTTGCAGACCCAGCCGTTATTGGCTCGTTGCAATTGTCGCACACGTCAAGTAATTTATCCATCACTAACATCTATTCACCCCACTAACAATTCTTCATCTTCTGGCCTAAATGACCACGTGCCATCCTTGCTAAGCATCATCCAAATGGCTTTACATTGTTCAGCTTTCCGCTTCATTGGCAAACTGCAAGTCCAGCCTCTATATGCGCCCTTAGCACCTGTTCCTTCTTTTAGCAAACGTGCGCCATGTTTACACATAGGGAGCGGATGAGCGCCAACCTTTTCTTTCAGTAGATCAAGCGCATTGTCAAATGCCGGGTCTACATCCTCAGGTGGCTCAATAGTTGTATCCCATACTATTTCAGCATTTGGATTTGTTGTTTGAAGAAATTGTTTATGACTTTCTGTGCGAACACGTATTGGAGTGTCTGATTTAGCTTGATTAACCTTAGCCATTTCAAGGCTGCTTGCTCGCTTTCCTTTAGCACTAAGTCCGAGATTAGCCAGGCATCTTCCAATTGCGCTAGTTTCGCAATTCTCAAACCAAAAATCGCGATCCACACCCCTATCTTTGCGAGCGCCGCGCGCATAACCCACAGCGGAAGGAGCAGTATCAACGTGGGTGCGATAAGCAACTGCCTTAAATACAACAATGCCTTTTTCTTCGTCATTCGTGATGAGTTCTGTGAGTATTGAGCCGTCTTCAAAGGTTTCATAAAACTTGTGTATCCTCGTGTCTACATCTTCATAGTTATCTAAATTAAACATCTAGGGTTTCTCCTTTTGCATAGTCAATTTGTTCTTTCAAAGTCCAGGTTGTGCCATCAGGCCATGCCTGCACTTCATTAGCACAAGATTGACAGTAATGCCTGACAATTAACTTGCCATATCGTTTGCTAGTAACTTGCCACACTGCTTGCGTTTGTCCACGCAAACTGCTAGTGCCATGTCTGTTCTTACAGTAATCACACCAAGTTCCCTTAGGTGATCTAGAAAGCATTAAGATCATCCCAATCCTTGACCGCGAGTTCTCCGGCAATTGCGAAGTAGGCAACGGCATCCACCCAAGAATCGTTATTTGATTTAGTTTCCATAATTCTTGCGAGCTTGACCAATGCCATACAGATTGCAATGTCCATCGGCTCAATGGGTCTTTCAAAATATGCTTCCCACAGCTTTGCTGTTCGTAGCATTGTGTGGTCGTAATGACCATGCGTTGACCCTCTATTAATGATCGTGTCGTTTGCATTAGTCAATATATCTTTCGCTCGCAACTGCTTTGCCCCGTCTGTAACCATCTGCCCAGCCTTCCTTATATCCTTTTTCCTTAATGAATACACCGATTGTGTAAACACCCAATACAAATAAAAAGCAATAGAGAGCTAACTCAACTAAACGAATATCATTCAACATCATCGCTCACCCCATGCACATCAAGAAAGTAAGCAGCCAAAACTTCGCGGCTAATTCTGCCGCGTTCTTGGCTCATGCCTAGTTTTTTCTTTGCGTAATCGCGTATGAATGAAGCTCGCACAAAGTGCTTGCCATCGGTATACGCACCCGACTTACGATCATATCTAATCGCCATGCCCTAAACCCCTTTCAAATAGGATTTCAAATCCTATTTTGAAGGGTCTATATGCTATTTGTCAATCAGCGACACGCCATCCCAGTTATCCATGTGATCATCGATTGTTCTGTGTATTGGGAAAATGTCCTCAACCATACCGCTTGCCTTCAACTAAGAAGCTGCCATCCTTTTCTATTGGTATGGCTACGGGCTGCACACGCTTTCTGTCTATGTAGATGATTCCAAAACCTTTTTGCCAGTTAAATGTTCCGCGCGTGTAATAGGCTTGGCTCTCATCCATCAAATGTCCAACCTCAAAGCCTGTCAGGATACCCCTTAAAACGCCCCCAGAAGCCGTTGTAAACGACGAAATCCCCTGTCTGTGGGTATGACCACAGACCACCGATAAACCATGCCTCTTAGCCGATTCTAGGGCCGTTAAACCCCCATGTGGCTTGATAGCCTGCTCATCGCCATGAACCATCACCCAGCCATCGTGGAACTGGTATGGCTTGCTGTGGTATGTAATGCCTAAATCATCCAGGTGCAAAAACTTCTCAATGGTCAATTCAGGTAGACCAATAAGCCCAGGCAGGCGCTTGCTTAGTGAGTTGTAAAGTCTTGCTCCATGATTGCTTCTGCTGAGATGCCTAACTTGGAGCTCGGCAAGAACTCGCACAGTTTCATCACGATCTCTACCAATGCTTCCCGACCACTCATCCCTACCTGTTGACCAGCGGCTAATTGTTTGGAAGTCAATTTCATCGCCCACACATAGAACGTCATCAGGCTTGTATTTTCTGATGAATTGGGCAACATTTTTAACAGCTTTCTTATCGTGGAATGGAACTTGTAGATCGGATATAACTACGATTCGCTTAATCGTCATCCTCATCTTCGTCATCTTCATACGGCGAATGATTAGGATTCTGTATTACCCAATCGGGCAAGCGCAACTGTTCTTCAATATACCAGCGCGCCCTATCTTCACCATATCCAGCACGAACTAATGCCTCAAAACATTCAACTATTGATGCAGCCCAAATATCAATGGGTCGCAAAATGTCTGTTGTTGTCTTGCGCGCAGCCGCTTCCTTGCGCTTACGTTTAGCGGCTTGTTCGCTTTTTGAGATTCTTCTTGCGCTCATGAGTAAGCAATTCTAGAACCATTGATTCAAGTTTATCTATGCGCGACACGATATTTGATGCCTCAAGTATTGATGGCACTTCATGACGGATAATGTATCTAAGCCCACCGACAATAAGCGCACAGCAAGAAAGGATGGCAGCTACAAAGCCTGCCCATTCAGCCGGGCTCAACGCCGACCAAACGCCGTATCGTTAGGGTTTAACCAACGAAGAATTACTGGAAGGCTCGCCACTAACGCTGCATTTACAATTGCAGGTGCATCCCAACCTACTGCCAAATAAGTTGCTATTCCGGCGGCTAAGAAGCTTCTTGCCCAACTTGCTGCTACTGCTTTTGCTTGCTCCATTTAAGGGCTCTCCTGTCAATATAGGGATTTGAAACATACTGCCATCTGTATCGCCCTTAGCAGTAAAGCTAATATGGATATGTGTTTTGTGTGGATTTATGCCTGTGTATTTTCTCCACTTATAGTTTTTCTTCCAACTGGCAATTTTAGAATTGAAGATGATATAGCTGATTCTTTTATCAGTTCTGGCAAGTAGCCGTAGCTGATCCGCCAAGTCAAATGCCGTGGCCTCATGGGATTTGAAATCACTTGACACATCAATGGCACGAACAATGCCTTCAGCAGTTGGATTGTGATCGGACTTACGCGCTGCATGACGTTTATCACCGAGCCATCCGTCTGAAGCTCTACCTCTATTGGGAAACGCATCGTCAATCTGCTCGCGTAACTGTTGCCCCGCTTTGCACAGTTTAGGCATTAGCTTAGAAGCAACTTCGCTTCTTCTTCGGTAATTCCTAAACGTTCAAGCAGCGCCAATTTGTTTGCAATTGCCTGTTGCGCACTATTTTTTAATGCTTTTATTTCTTCAGCCTTTTTTAACTGTTCTGCAATTTCTTCGGCGGAATAATCATCATAGATGACTTCACCTGTTTCGCAGTTGACAGTTAATTTTTTACCTTCAAATTCTGACATTATGACACTCCGTATAATCTAATTGACGTGCTTGTGGCATTGGTTAAGTTCCCAGTTCCAGCAATTCTTGTGATATTTACAGACGTAATTGCTGAAGTTGATGCGTAATTTGTTAAAACCATTGGTAAATTAGTTTCGCCTAAACCTTGATCCATATACGAAGATGAACCGACACACACTTTGAATCTTGTTGTGCTTGCATAATCATAAATCCACAGATATCCGCGACTTTGATCATTTACACCTGCACCCTGAAATCCTTGACCTATTAACTTGCCAAATCCAGCGCTCGTATTACTTGCCGCTTGAACTGTGCCAGTAGTGCCAATATAAGAAATTCCTCGACTGTGATAAACTGAAGATGAGTCGGAGTTAAATCTAACGTCATAAGCCGTGCTGCTATCTGTGGTCGAACGTAATCCTTCCCAAGTTAATAAAAGATGTTTATACGAACCACTGATTGACGAGAAATTTATTGCCGAAGATGAAGATGCTTGTTGGTCTTGAATTACAGTAAATCCACCAGCACTTACGGCTGCCCATTCAGGGGCGGTGGCACCGGCATTAACCGTTAATACCTGTCCAGCAGTACCAAGACCTAAGCGCGCCAATGTGTTAGCAGCTGAAGCATAAAGAACATCACCAGTCGCCGTCAAAACCGATGTAGGTGAAGGTGCCCATTTTAATCCTGTTGCGGCAGCGGAATCTGCTAAAAGTGTTTGATTATTGGTACCAACACCTAAACGTGCATCGGCAGTTGAGTAAGTGTAGAGATCGCCTTTAGTTGTTAAGGGAGATGATCCGCCGACAGCGACCCAAGCACTTCCGTTATAAACTTGCACTTGGTTGACATCATCTAAATAACTGACCATGCCTTCAGCAAGTACGCCGGATAGTGCAGTTGTGCGCGCGGCCGCGCTAGCAAAACGCATCACCGCTTGTTCTTGCAAATAAGTGTTTACCTGAGCTGCGGTAAGCACATCCCCAGTATTGAACAACTTATATCCTGCGCCTGCCATTTGTTCTCCTTAGTAGCTTAGCACGTCTTCACCTAGTATACCCGATACATCGGAATTTAGGACAAAGCCTGCTAATAGTGGTTCGGTTGTGTATAGGGTAGTCATCCAGGATGACTTGGTAATGTCGTGATGGATAGCATTTACCAGGCTTGATTGGACAACGCTGGTAGAGCCTGGGGTGGTCTTAGTAACTGTTACTCCATCAAGCAATTCTATGTCTACCCCTGCCAATGGCTTATTGGGATTAGCATCATCATAAAGGTTGAGCTGAATGCTATCTATGCGTATTTCTGGGTCTTTGCGTGTGGCAAGTATGCCCTTGGCTTGATCTAAAGCTTCAGCATTTGTCTGCACTAGTATGCCTGAGCGTGTGCCTGAATGCAAAAAGAACTTATCAATGGAAGTTTGGTCAAAGGCATTTTGAGCTGTGCCACCTGAACGGGTAATGGTTACATCATTTATCAGGTTTGTATCGTCTAAGGCAACTACGGCATTGGTGTATGAGATGTCTACGCCTTGGTCGCTAAACTCATAGACAGGAAATGCCGGGGTGGCGATTAAGTTGTTACGGCTTACAAAATTGACCTGACCATTGGCATCTAAAAATATGCCGCCAAACTCGCTTTGCTCTACTGTAAAAAGGGCTTCCAAGGCGTTTCTAGCCGTGCCTGGGTCGGCTTGTAGGGTTGTATCACCAGCATCAACGTTTCGTAGGCTTATAGGCCATTCCACGTCATCTAAGATAGCATTTACGCGAGCTCCTGAGAGTTGAACGCCTGAGCCTGCTACTGTGTCAATTGCTGAGCCTGCAAGCAACTTAAACCCATCAACGCATTTAAGGGTTACTGTGCTTAACTCATCGTTGCCTTGCCTAAAGCCTGTGTCATAGTTCGTGATAAACCCTGAGAATAGATAATAATCTTCGGTGGCGTAAGTCGCATAGATAATTATCTGCCTTAATGGAACTAAGTCAGGATAATAAATACTATTGACGTTCGTTGGATTCCAATCGCCTGTTTGATCGTACAAAGTTACATTAGCTGTGCCAGCCTCAAACTGTGATGTTATGCGATTGCGCCCACGCCTAATGCTCACCCTAGAAACTAGGTCTGTAATCTCAACAGGTAACGTGCCTGAGCCAAGCCTATTTGTTCCAAGTATGCCCTTTGTGGCGCTGCCTAAAATCAAAGGGTTGACTTCAAAGGCGGTATCGCTATCAAAGTCAACAAACACACGCAGCGTTGGTGCTGGCATTAGATTGCTGTGCTACTAAGTAGCAAGCCCTTACCTGTTCTCTGATAGGTGTATTGGATATCGGTAATGACCTCAGCCAAATCTTCAGCAGAAGTTACGTTACCTTCAACAGTTACGTTTATGGTTGTTTCAGGAATTAATCCTTGGCTAGTTGCAGCTTCAATGGATTGATTTAGATACTCATTGGCTAGTTCTAATTCAGCCAATGCTGCTGCCAAATCTGCTGCTGCAAGGCTTTCAGTAAGCAAAGTTGTGGCATCTACGTAGGCATTGGCTGCATCTACCGCTTCTTGCGCTGCTGCCTTTTCTTCAGGTGTTGTCGCTGCTGCTACGGCCTCGGCTGCTGCTACCACGGCTGCTGCTGCATCTGCTGTTGACAATCCAGCAAACACGCCTGAAGCCTCAGCAGCTTCTTTGAATGCTGTGGCTTTGTCGGTCTTAGCGGCTATAACATTGGCATTAGCAGTAGCCCTGCTAGTTGCAATCCCGGTCATCAATTCATTTAATGCCATTTGTTGCTTGGCTAATGTGTCATATAAATCTTTAATGTTCTTTTTTGCATCTTCAAAATAGCCATCCCATTTATCAAATGGATTGCCAGCCTTTAAGTTTGTCAAAGAAGTAGCAAGATCAGTTGTTTGTTTCTGTATTTCTTTTAACTTATCTGCAAGTGCTGTTGCTGTTGCGCCATCCTCAGCCAAGATAGCCTTCATCAACATCAAGCGCGTGCGTTCTTCCTCAGTAATTTTGCCCTGCAACGCAGCTTCAATCTGTATCTTTTCTATGTCAAATACAGCCTTGGCCTTGGCTATGGCAAGCGCATTTTTCTTCTCTTGGTCTGCTAATTTGTTTTGTTCTTTTTTAGTCTTTGTTATGTTCTGCTCAGCTTTAAGAATGCGATTGCGAGCGCGTAAGCCAGCACGGCCTCTTTCTTCTTCCAAGCGTGTAACTTCAGCAGTTGATTTAATCAAACTACGAACAAACTTTTGAAATGCGCCATCGCTTTCTTCAAAGTCTTTTACTATGTCTTGAAATGCTTTTGCAAAGAATCCTGTTGCTTGGCCTGCTGCATATCCCAGCGCATCGCCTAAACCAATAACATCTTCTTGCAATTGTTCAATTTCAACTTGGCTATCTTGTAAACCTTTTACTAATCCTTTGCCAAATGCTTCTTGAGCTTGTTCTACTGATTCTTTTAGCCTAGCCATTTTGCCAGCCAAGGTGTCAGCAGCTTTTGCAGATGATCCTTGAAACTTGTCTTGCAGCTCTGCCAGCACTTCATCGAAATCACGTGCTTTCAAATCTGCTGTTGTGTAGCCAATTCGCAACTTAGCAAGGGCAGTTGTTTCGCCTAGATATGCGCGTTGTAATGCAGCCGTTACTGTTCTCAAATCTTTACCTGTGCCAGCAGCAATATCAAGAGATGTGTTTAATAACTGCTGTGCAGTAGTAACATCCTCAGTTGCCTGTGATAACCTGTTAAAAGCATCGGTTAGTTCGCCACCGGAAATGCCAGTTAATAATGCTAGGTTATCTATGTATTGATTAACAAAAGGTGATGCAAAGCCAAGGTTGATTGATTCTAATTGAGCCCTAAGTAAGTTAGCTTCTTTTTCAGCTTCTTGGAAAGCCTTTACAGATTCTTTGCCAAACTTTACTACTGCTGCCACAGAAAATACAGCAGCAAACTTCCTTCCTAATGCACTAAAAGCTTGGTCGGCTTTTTTTGTTGCTTTGTCATCAAAGGTTGTAACTATTGGAAAATTAATTGCCACGTGGCAACCTCGCTATCTCAGCATTGGCCTGCGCCGTCATTTGTTGCAATACTTTAAGGATTGTGCCTTGAACTTTGCCTTGATCCTCAACTAAGTTACGGCCTAATAATCTGCCTTCGGTTTTACTTGTTCTGCCTGTCTGTGCTAAATCGCCGATGCCGTTATTTAAGTTGTCAATAAACCATCTACCAGCATCAGGATTGTTAGACTTACTCTCTGAACTGCCGTATCGGTTCTGCCTTCCAGCAGTTTCAATAATTGCACCTGCTGCCGACTTGTTTAGTAAAGATACTAGCGATGCCCAGCCTGATCTATTAGCTCTGCTCTTGGCTAAAGAATAAGTCAAGCCACGTCTTACAACGTTTGATTCAAAGCTTGGAAAGGCGCGATTGCGACCTGTTCTGCTTTTGCGCTCATAGCCAGGATAATTAAACCTAGACAAGTTTTCTATTGTGCCTGGAACATCATTACGCGCTGATTTAACAATATCTTTCAACGGCGCACTAATTTCTGCGTTGTATGCCTTCAAGGTTTCAGGAGCTAGTTTACGCAAAATCTTTCTAGCCTCTACGACCCCTTTTACCTCTACTGGCATTTTTCCTATCTTCCGCTTGTTTCTTCAAAACCTCATGAATAGCGTTTAACATACCTCTATCCATATTGATAAACTCACTAGGCGCAATTCCTGTATGTACAGATAGCTGGGCTATTCTGTACGTATAGGAATCACGCGTTAGCCATTTGGGGAATCATCACCAAGAACTTCAACAGCCTTTAAGGTGCTTAGAAACTTATCCCCAAATGGAAATACGTCTGGCGCATCTGCTCTACGCAGACACTCCCAAGCAAGCCAATAAATATCGCTTTGCTTTTGATCTTCTCTGAAAGCCTTGTAAAAGCCTTTCTTAGCATATTGCTCAAAAGCATATTCAACAGCAGGTGTTATCTCGTGGATACTTTCCGTGCCATCTGCCCTTACAACTTTAAGACTTGCCATGTTTGCCCCTTTATTAAATTAGAACGTGCCTGTGCTTGCTACTGTTACCTTTGAATTAAGAGTAAAAGTAATGTCCTGAGTTCCAATATCGCCAACCGCACCATTGATAGGTGTTAGGTTGTTTACTAGAATATCAAAAGTATACAACGGATTAGTTGCGCTTACAGCAGGTGTCTTTTCCTGAACCATCTTGCAAGCAACAGTTGTTCCAAATGCGCTGTTAAGTGTGGTCAATACCTGTGAAGCTGCTGTGTCGTTTAGGAAGGATACAGTTAGAGTTCCTGATTCCAAGCCTTTAACAAACTTGTGTGCAGTATCTCCCATCGCTGTTACTTCTAATTCGTCAGCAGCGTAGTTAAGAGTTACTGAAGTTACGTGGTCGCTAAGATCAATCGCGTTAATCTTTAGACCAACAGTATTATTCAAAAATACAGCCATGTTAGCTTATTCCTCGTCTTTCTTAGTTGTTGGTTTTGGTGCTTTTTCGCTTGGCTCAACCTGGCCGATTTTGGCAAGGAAAGCCTCGCGTTCTTTGTCTACATCAGCCATGTTTTAGCTCCAATCGGATAGAACGCTGATTGATACTTCACCGGATAGCAGATCGCCTGCTGTTCCGGTTAAGACCGCCGGGGCGCTGAAAGTGCCAATTGTATACGCAATTGATGATGCTTCCAGCTTGTTTACTATATTCAGGTAATAATCTTCAATGTTAATTAGGTTGCCTTGGTTATCAAACATAGGTGCTAACACTATAAGTTTGAAATTGACCTTAGGCTTGATTGCTTTGTAATGGTCGTTGCTTGGCTCAATATATGGGTCATCAGGTTGCACGACAATGCTGTTAGCAAGCGGTGTGGCAGGTGGGAAGGAAAACACCTGCCACGCCGTATTGTCAGTTAGCGCAGCCGCGATTGTTCCTCGTAGGGTAGAGATTGCTGACATTATCCTACTTGACCGCCCGGTGCTAAGTGATCCGCAAGTAAACCGCGAACACGTGCCATTAGTGTGTTGCCCATACGATACGGCGATGGTTGAAAATCTGGTGAAATGCCGCCAGCGTTGGAAGCTTGGCGAGCCTGCCAAATGTCAACTGCAATCATAAGTGATGCTTCTTTGACTTCAGCTAAAGTTGCGTAATCTATTGCTTGCGTTCCATAAACGCGACCCCAAGGCGCTATTGTGTGATAAGCGCGTGTTGTGATTTGAGCCTGGACAAACTCTAGCCAAATGCCATTTGTCTTTGTGATTGTGTGGCTGCCATTAAAATGTTGACGGACATTCTCGACAGTAATGGTATCGCCAACAACAAATTGATCTGCGTTTTCATAAATATAAATGCGCCCAGTTGTTCCTGTTGCTTCAATCGCATAAACGGATTGGGTGTTATACCACAACTTGCTTTTGACAATATTTTCAGCAGCTTGACAGCATTCTTCTACTATTGCTGAGCTATACAATGCACCAATTCCAAGTGCGCTACGCAACCCGGCTTCGGTAACAAATGTCGCTGCCATGCTTTTTCCTTTCTAATGTTAGCCCCGGCGCAAGGGCTGTGCGCCGGGGTAACTCGTATTACTTACCTATCAGGTTAGGTTAAAGCGGCGAACGCCACCGGCAACAAGAACACCACAGGCTAGATAGCCATAGAGTGATGTTTCAATTTCGCCTGAAACTGGAACGTTCGTGCTTAGTCGTAGAACTGGTGATTCGTAAATTGCAACAGATGATGGAACTACAATAAATGCAGACTCATCAATGTTTGTTGCTACTGCATTTGGATCAACGTAAAGGTCAAGACCTAGAACGTTACCGCGTAGTGAAGATGGGTTTGCTGATCCACCTGCATTGAATGGCTGTGAAGCAGAATAGATTGGGCGGCCTGTTGAATCAGTTGCACCCATTAGCAGACCCCATTGACCTGTTCCAGCGATATAGCGTGTTGCTAGTTCACCGGTTGCAAGATATGCAGCAGGGGTTTCAGTTGAAACAAATGAAATGATACCTGCTGAAGTTGCAGCAGTTGTTGCTGCCTGAGTTCCGCCAGCTGTTAATGCTGCAATTACTGCTGCATCGGTTGCCTTGTTATATGCGCGCTGCATATTGTCAAGCATCGCCTGGAAGAAAGATGGATCAGACCTCTCTAGGAGCTCTGTGCTGTATCTTTGAAGTCCGGCATACTTCTTAACTGTCAAATTGACGTATGAGCTTACAATGCCAGTTTCAGATGGTGCGCCTCCCTCAGCAGTTTCAGCCACAGTTCCAGCAGTTGTGATTTTTGGAACGCTTACTGTCATGCCTGCTGCTGGAATCGCCCGCGACCCGATAGCATCAATTGCAGGGCGTGATCCAATTAGTGTGTCAACAACTGTGCTGACATACTGAACTGGGGAAAATGCAGGGTTGGTTGTAAAGGAATCATCAGCAGCGGTCAAAGCCTTTGCAGCTTGTGCCTCTGCGTGCATTACCCATTCTGCTGAATCAGCATTACCGAGTTTTGCTTTGATTGAATGCTCAAGGAATTGAGCCTTGGTTTTAATTGGTGAGCGTGGCTCTGTGTAAAAAGAAGCACTAATTGTCGGACGTGCGGCTTCTACTGGAGCAACCTCTACCGGTGTTACAGTTGGCTCTGGAGTATTCTCCACGATAGCCTCACTTTCCGTATTTGGTTGGGTTGGTTCTTCCGCTTCGCTTTCGCTCGCGGCAACTTTAGTTACATTTGCGCTAAATGCAGGTGATTCAACTAGGCTAACTTCTTTCAAAGTAGCTGCTGTTACCTCAATATAATTCTTTTTACGTTTAGATGAGATGACTTCCACGCCAACGGATAAGCCATCAACTAGCCCTTCACTTGCAAGGATTAAAGCATCACTACCTTGTTGGCTGCTACTCATCTTGAATTGAGCATAAATGCCATCTTCAGTTACCTGAAACTTTTGCATTCGGCCAATTGGCTTATCATTTTTGTGTTGAAATAACATCTTAATCTTGCTTGGAGTTTCAATTTGAATTGAATCTTTAGCAAATACAACAGCCCCGGCACTTGTATTGCCGACTTCACCAAATGGCACAATTTTGCCAGCGATGATGCGGCGCTCACTATCAGAGCTTTCTATTGGGCTACTAAATTGAAGTAACATCGGTATTTCCATTTGGGGTTAGGTCTTCCATTTCCATGGCTTGATCTAATGTAATCAAGCCGAGTGTTAGCATTTTTTCAATGACGTTTAGGCGCTCCATCGGATCAACTCTTAGGAATGCTGAATCAACGTCAAACTTTACAATGTTGCCTCGCGCCGTTATGTCATCCATTGATAATCTGTCTTGTATGGCGTTGATATACGGAGCGAGTGATAGCGCAAGAAATTGTTTACGTTCATCTTGAACGTTTGCGTATGTCATGCTGTTATTCATATCTGCTGATATGTAATACGCTGGAACATTCATCATTCTTGCAATTTGAGTAGCTGTGTTTTGGATTCCTTCTACCATCATCATATCTTTAGGTGAGAATGCTGTTGGTTGATATTCCAGGGTGCTGGTTAAATATGCGGTTGAACGGCGCTCGCGTGCTGACTTCCAAGCTGCAAGAATTGATTGCACTTCTTCTTGAGATAAATCTGCACCTGTGTTTTTAATAACGCCTGTTGGCATTGGCGTTGAAGTCGCGACACGCATCGCCTTTTCTAAATCAATTGCACTTCTTAAAACTCTTGCGCCTCGTTGTAAAACGCCATCATCTTGTGATTGAAATGTAATCAATGACCCAAGGCCAGACATCGGAGCAGGTGTGCCATCAACTGAGTATTGTAGAATATAATTTGTATTTGGTTCAGATGTGAATGTTACGCGACTTGGCGCAATCCATTCAAAACGTGCTGGCCTGCCATCATCAAAATAAACTTCAGTAACACGCCAATATGCAACTCCATAAAATAATAATGAATCAACTGTCCAAGCAACTGTAACGCTTCTTGGTTGATGCAAACTTGGTTGCTCTAGCCATAATGGTGATCCAAGTTCAGCCCCAGTAGATTTCTTGTAAAGATTTAGTGGTAATCCTGCGATTGTGCACGCAATTAAATTCCTGCATCTTGAAACTGCTGGAACAGTAACGGCTTCATCGCGACCAACAGGTGTCAGAGCAGTTGGCATAAAATAGCCAAAAGAATCTGTCATCAGCTGTGGTGCAGCTTGCGCCTCTATTTTTGCAGGGCGAAAGCGATCAAATAGACCCATCGTTTAATGATAGCATACAAAACGGACATATCTAGCATTTCAGGCATAGATTTGTGGTTTGCTTTGTGGCTTTAGCAATTGATGCACCACCATGGCTAATGAGATGGCAGCAGACACATCCCCGGCAGATTTACGGCGCACAATACGCCACCCGGCATCGCTTTCTTTAGCTGCACAGTTATTCATGCTGTCAACTAGGGTTTGCTGGCCTGCATGAACAATCCTGCCGTTAACAATGGCATCATACAGATCAGAGCAAGCCTGATAGAACACAGTTCCAGACATATCTTGAATCTTATGGCCTGATTGGCTTAAACGCTCAGCAACGCTCATGGTTGCATACTTGTCAAAACAAATCATTCTTGGTTTGTATTGCCTTGCCCATTCATTGACTTCAATAGCCATCTTTAGTTCATCTATGGCTACTTGGCTTTCAAATTGGGCTATAACGCCAACTCCAACCTTGCCATCATCCATAATCTGGCCTGCCACTAGGCTAGCCATTTTTTTGTTTACCGATATATCCATGCCAAATATGGTGAGCCGACCTGGCTGAAGTTTTAGATCAGCAAAGCCCAAATCCTCAAATGCGCGATAAGGCCATGGCGATTTGAGCGCCGAAACCCATTGACAAAGCGTTTCAGTTCTGCTTGCTTCAACGCTGGATGTGGCAATTGCTTCTTCAATGGTTGCTTCGTCAATTAAATATCCCAATGCTGGGTTTGCCTGATACCAAGCATCTTTATCGGTTATCTTGGCGAAATCATCCGCGCTGTATTCCCAATAACCCATTGTAGGTGGTGGGTATGACAACGCCCTAGATCGTAAATCATTTAATACGCTTGAATAGGCATCCCCTGCGTTACTAGTCATAAATATCTGCGAATCAGGGCGCGCTCTGGTAATTGGCTTAGCTGCTGTCCACGATTCTTCATCAATCTCACGCAACTCATCAATGTAAAGCAAGTCCGCGGTCTTACCACGGCTGCCATCTCTTGTTGCCGCGACTATCTCATAACGAGCCCCACTAAGAAGCTCTACTGATTCCTGACCATTAGCCACGCGGATCTGCTTTACCTGAGCCATCAAAGAAGGGTTATCCTCAATGACTTCAACTACCTTGCGAAAGGTATCTAAAGCCATACCCCTGTTGGATGACATAGCCACTATATTCTTTTCGCCAAAAACAAACAAGCCAGCCAAGATACGTATGCGCGCTAGATGTGTCTTTCCTGATTGACGTGCTACCAGCAACAAGGATGTCTTCTTTTTGAACTTTCCTTTTTTGTCAACGGCAAGAAGCTGTGTAAGCACATATTCCTGCCAAGGTAGCAAAGTTTGGTTGATCCCATCAAGAAACTTCTTGACTTCAGGCATCCTGGACTTGCCTTTATGGGGTGGGGTTTCTAATCGTGGCTTCGTTGCCCCTTTACGTGCCTTCTTCAATTAGCCCCCGGCTGACCTGGACTAATAAAGGGTGAATCCGCATCAACGTGGATTGTAGTATGTCCGTTTTGCACCGATTCAGACCGATTTGTATGTATTGGAGAGTTATTGAAGCG